GTAAAAGTGTTATTTGTGGCGTGTACAGATGTAACCACACCTTTTATAACATCACCTACAGCTGCGTTGTTGGTGTCTAACCCTTGAGCCATGATAGTTTGCCCTGCGCGAACAGCTGCTTTTGCTTGGCCAGATGGTAAAGTAACAGTGAAATCATTCCCAGACACGCCTACGTTATCATAACGCGTGTGTAAACGCCCTTGTTCTACCCAACGAATTTCGTCAGATGTAGATGGCATTTCAGCTGATACCATACGTAAGAAAGAAGAGATAGAACGGTTTCCGTAAATCTCAGCTTCTTTTTCGTATACATCAGGTAAAAATTGCTTTGTAAAATCAAAGTCTGTAATGTAATTGTTTTGAAATAAAACCCCTTTAGTTTGTGAGGGTTGTAAGTTTTCAATGCCTGTTAGTGCCATTGTAATAAATTTTTAAGTTATTTTTTTAGTTTCATTCTCAGTTTAGAGCTTGAATCTCCTGTAACAACTTTAAACTTCTGTCCGGTGCTGGTTTTAATAACGCCTTCTTTTCTAGGATCCATATTAATATTTTTAGCCTCCTTAGCGGATGTGCGAAGAGCATCGGCACGGCCTTGCTCATAAAAATGTTCTGCCAGTTTGTCAGCATTTGTTGCTGCAAATAAAGCTTTATGATATCCCTTAGCATCACTAATTTGTCCATCATCATCTATAAACTTTGAAACAAAATTGTTAATGTCTGACTGTTGCGTTTTTGTATCTGCAACATTATTAACTTTATAACGGTATTTATTGCTTCCAACTTGAAAGTCAAAACCTTTAAAAGTTTCACCAAACACATTATCTGTTTTTTGTAAAAAAGTTTCAGTTTGTTGTTTATTCAATTCAACACTCTGTTGATATTCATTATAATACTCAAAAGCCTCTTGGTACTCCTGAGGAATATCTTGTTGCTTTCTCAACTTGAGATCAGCATAATATTTCTCTTTGTTTCCTTCTAAGAACTTCCTTGCATTAAATAATTCTTCTTTAAACGCTCTTTTCTTTGAACGTATTTCTCTTGGGTCATCATCTTCGTCAAATGAGAAGTTATCTTCCATGTACTCGTTGATTTCTTGACTGTCCCAAGGCTTTGCTTGTTTATAATATTCACGTAATACTTGACCATCATCATAAGCCGAAATATCACGATTTAAATTAACGTAATCCTCTAAAGTACCGCCGGTTTCTTCCATAAACGTTAAAAGCTTATCAACGTTTTCTGGTAATTCAACTTGTGGTTGTTGAGGTTGTTCATTAACCTTAGCTGCATTTTCATCAACTTTAGGTTTTTCTGTTTTTACTTCCTCAACTTCCTCTTCAGTGATGAGCTCGAGCGGCGAGTTTTCGTCTTTAGTTTCTTCGGCTTCGCTTTGCTCTTGTACTTTTTCGACCACTTCTTCGCTATCTCCGGTTTCATTTTCCACAGAAACCTCCTCTGTTTTTCGCTCTTGAACGGCATCTTCTGTTTTGTTTAGTTCGTCTAAGTTAATTTTAGGTACATCATCTGTTTCTTGTCCTGCCGCTTCTGGCGCAATATCACCTTTTTCAACAGCTTTATCAAGCACAGCTTGTTCTTGTTCTTGTGCTGATTTAGTTTCTTCACTATCTACAGCACCTTTAATTTTCCATTCACTCATAATTTAATAATATATAATAGTTAATAATTTTTAACGTGGTTCAAATCCACTTAAATCAATACCGCCTAAAACGTCATTTCCACTAGACTCAAAACCTTTTTTTGGTTCTGGGTTAGATGGTGGTTTTTGCAAATCAATTTCTTTTTTGGCATCAAGCTCCATTTCTTTTAGTTTCATGTTTAAATCAAACTCAAATTGCATTAATTCGCGTTTTGTTGCCGCCTCTCTATCTAATTTTTTAATATCAAGTTGAGCCTGCATTTCTGCAAGTTGAGATTTTGCTTGAGCTTTTATTTGTTCAGCTTGCGCTTTTGCCATTTCCGCAGCCTGCGCTGCTTGTGCATTTGCTTCAGATTGTGCTTTAATATTTCTTTCCGCTCTTTGTTGATCTTGTTCTACCTTCTTAGCTCTTCTATGCTTTAAAAGCTGATTAGCAAGTTTTATATTTTTTATTTGCCTTATATCTATTACATCTTCTAAAAGTATTTGGTCTTTAGACAAGGCTATTTGTATATTATTTTCAACAAGCTGTTTTTCGTCTTCATCAGGATCAAGCTCTAAAAATATACCAAAGTCATGTAAAAATAAATTGTTCAACTCCTCTAATGCTCCAACACTAAACGTTCCTATGGCATTAATAAACGCTTCTTTTTGCGGGTGATATTCTAAAACATCTTTTACCCTAATAGATATAGCCTCAGCTAAAGAAGTTGTTATATATAAAGAACTATGCAATATATGTCTTGTTGCGGTATTAGAATTTGCAGCAGCAAGCTTTTGCACACCAACTAGTGCATATGGGTCAGGGTCACTACCGTCACGAGCCTCGTTTAAACCTGTTACATCTCGTAACATTTGTAGGTAATAATTATAGGCTTGTATTAATAATTGCGTTTGTTGGCCACCGCCTCCGGGTAACTCTTGAATAGGCACTTTGCCTGGATTCATTTCACCATCAACAGTCATGGATCTTCCTATAACAGAACCTGTTTGGAAGTACATATTAAGCGCCTCTTGTGGATTATAATTAGTTCCGTTACCTAAATCAATTTCGGCTAACCCATCAGCATCTAAATAAACACCGGAAGGTGTCATTCTTTGTATTGTCTGTTGTAATTTTAAATGCGTAAGCTGTATAAGGTCAGCATATGTAACCATACGGCTAACTAAACTTTCAATTTTACCTTTGTACATTCTAGGCGCACTTACAACATAATTCATCATCACGCTGTTAACGTTAGAATCAGGTCGTACCATGTTTTGCGCCTTTTGCCATTTAAGAAGCTTATTTGCGCCTAACACCATTACTCCTTCGTATATGGTTTCAGATAGTTTTTCTATTTTTTCAAATCTAGCCCGTTGATCTTTGGGCGGATTAAAAGTATCATCTTTTTTAATTGCTTTATTAGCACCTGTAGATGTTTCTTTTATTTTATAAACACTTTTTTCCCAGCTCTTCCAATTAAAATATAATACAGTTAACGTATTAGAATCAGAACTATCGTGACTGTCATTTGTGGTGTAGTCATAATTATTGTAGTTTGATGACTTTTTTATTGCGTCATCAAAATCTTCATCTGATAAATTTGGAAATTGTTTTTTAAGTTCATTGGATTTTATTTGCTTAATTTCTCCAAAATAATAACAATCTTCAAAATTAGGATCTTCTGTATATGAATAAACTAAATTAGCAGGATCTACGTAATCTAATTTTATACCATCTGTGTTGTTAAAGCTATGCTTTGCACATGCAATCCCAAGGACGGTTTGATCGTAATCAATTCGTTTTTTTAATTCGGAATAGTTGTTTCTTTTAAATACATTATCTATAGCTTGCTCTTGTGCTATTTCAATAGAAGGTTTATATGCTATTTGCATATACAACTCTAACTCTTCATTTGTTTTAGGCGTATCCTCTGCTACAACAGCTCTAGTATCTACACCTAAAACAGAGTTAAGTTCTTCAATATATTCTTTTGCTATTATATCGTCTTGAACACTTTCTACATAATTTGTTCTTTCTTTTATAGACGTAGGGTCTTGAGCAAAAGCTTTTATAGTGAATAAACGATCTTGCATTCCGTTTACTACAATATCCACAAACTTAGGAATAATTGGCACTGGTTTCCAGTCTAAATTAAGATATGATAAATCTCCATTAATTGAAAATTCATCCTTATACTTTTGAACAGATTGTTCTCCTCTAGCATATAATCTTAATTTGTGAAATTCACGTTGATTCTGAGTGAACCTACCCGATCCAGAGTTTTTTCTAAACCATTCGTTTTGGATACCTCGTGCCACTTCCATTCCGTATGCTTTGCCACTCTTCGTAGCGTCGTCAACCGATTGGCTGGGAAATTGGGTAACTTGTCCTGTAGCTTCTGCCATTTTCTATTGTATTATTTTACTATTTGATCCTGCGTTATTATATCTTGAAAACCCAAAATCTATTTTTTTAATTTCACGTGTGCTCTTAGATGCGTATAAGTGTCTTTGACAAGCCATAATAGCAAGTCCAGAACTTATAGATGCATCAAACTTAGTTCTTTTATTAATATCAAATTTAGCCCAATCCTCAAGCGTTCTTTGAAAGTACATTCTCCCACAAGCACCATCTTCTTTGATGCCAACGTGAGTTTCAATATAACTTTCAATTGCTGCCGCATGAGCTTGTCTTATATCTTCCGAAGAGTTGGGTATACCACCTAATTCTTTTTCAGTTACAGAAAGCTTATTACGAGATTTGTCAGGCCTATTCATTGAATAACCTCTATAACCTCTTCTTTTAATATGATATAATAATCTAGGTTTATTGTTTTCTGCTAATATTGGCATTCCGTAAAATATCATTGCCATAAGAACATCTTCAAAAAATATTTCAGCGGTTTGAGGTCTAGCTACATATTCTAAAAAAAATTGGCTAGATGGAACTTCAGATAACATACTAAATGTTGTTAATCCGTGCAAAGCTCCGTTTGAACCGCTGCCATCAGTTGTTCCGGATATATCATAACTATCACAGCCAAAAGCACCTAAGTTTTGATTACCTGGATATTTAATTCCGTTCTTAACAATTATATTGTTTTGCATACTAACCGGTGGTATCCAAGATAACTTAAATCTACCAGTTTTATTTGGGTGAAATTCTACTTCAGAATCTTTCACCCCGTTTTTCCAACTAAATGATCCGCGGGTTACATAACCCTGCATAACCATTTCTTCATTGAAATCAATTTGTTCGTATATTTTATTTAGATTGAATAAAGACTTTTCTATTTCATCTCTAAATGCATGCTTTTCGTATCTTGGAAATTGTCTGTAAAATTCATTAAGTCCATCATTGTTCCCCTTAAGTCCATCTGCTTCATTCTCCCAATGCTCGATAACTCCATAGCTGATAAGTTCTCCATCGACCCCTTCGACCGGGTTTTCTGGAGTATCAAATACAGGGTATCCATACTTATCAATGAACCCTTCGTAGTTCCATTCCATAGGTACGAACAAAGCGTATAGTCCACTAGCAGTCTGCCCATTGCGATTTCGCTTTGTAACGTCTGAGTCATAATATAGTTTTTTAAAGTTATCCCCGCCTTTATCTAAAGCGTTGGATGTTGAACCCATCATACACTTACCTACTATCTTTGCTCCAAGTCTAAGACACGTTTTCGTGACCCTCCAGTTATTGAGGATGTTGTCCGGTTTCTCCCATTTACCCGATTCGTCATGGATGAGTAATTTGAGCTTCTCCCCATCATACGAGTTGTCCCCTGTGTTCTTCCAGTCGATTGTTGTGTCCAAACCTTTTTGAGTCTCCTCGGAAGCCTCGTTGAGGGTATTTCTAGTGAGTCTTCTTGATGGTGTCTTATACGATAATTCCGTCTTGGGCCTCTCCATACCGTCTTGGATTGGTTTGAAGAAGAACGGGTAGTTAGCAGATATTGGTACAACCTTATCTGTGAACATCTTCTTCGCATCTCCTCCAGACTTCGATAAAATTCCAAATCTGGAATCTCTGGAGACTGTAGCTTGGTGAACAACCTCTGAACTTCCCATGAATGAAAAACCAGACCGTCTGTTCTTGAGGTAGCACATGCCATAACTTCTTGAATCAGCCTTGCACGCCTCCCAGAAATAGTAGAATATTTTATTTGCCTGTCTAAAATCTGGTGAGCCCACGTCGATTTTTGTCCAGTTAAGGTAGATATAGTGTGACCCTGTAATGTAACACGGGGTCCCGTTGCACATGAACCAATAACCGTCAGACCTACGACTAAACTCATTATCGATATAATCGTAGTACTGCTCTTTAAAATCGTCCGGAAGTATTTTGAAATCATATATTGTTTTAATTTTATTTAGTGAAGACGGCTTTGGTGTTTTTATAAACACTTGGTCTTCTTTATTCAATTCTTGACCAGCTACTTCGTCTGGCACTGGAGGCAACGCAATACGCAACCCTTGGATTTCGTATATTTCACCTATAGTACCGGTTTTACTTATAACAACACAGTCGATATCTTCGTTATAGCCATATTCAAAAGACTTTGATTTGTTAGCTTTTTTAACGTGTTTTAAATCTAAGTGATCTGCAGTTGTTGTGTAT